GCCCTCGACCTGCCCACCGACACCGCCCCGGTGGCCATCGTGGACCGCGCCCGGCAGCTCGCCGAGCGGCGCCGCGAGGAACTCCGCGGCATCGCCCGCGCGATGAACGCCGAGGCCGAGGCGGGCGGCGAGCCGCACCTGTCCGACTGGCTCCGCCGGTGACCGGCTCCACCCGGCAGGAGCGCGCGGCAGCCGGAGCCGCCCGCATCGACCGCGCGCTCCTCGCCGCCCGCCGCTGCCCGTGCGACCCGACCCGCGGGATGTCCTGCCGCTACTGCGACGGCACCGACGCCGAGGACCGCGAGACCCGCGCCGACGCCCGGGCTCGAGCACGGCAGGACGAACGGGACGAGGCGGAGATGCTGCGAGACGCACGCGCGGAGGTGGCCCGATGACTGACCCGCTGTTCGGCGAAGGTGCCCGGTACGGCCTCGACGACCTGAACCGGCACCACACCGGGGACCACGACACCTCCATCGAGGGAGCGCGGGCGGTCAACAGCCGCGCCACGTCCCAGCGTGCCGTGCTCCTGCAGGAGTTCGCCGCCGCCGGGCCGCCGGGGCTCACGGACGAAGAGGCCGCGCTCGCCGCGGGCCTCACCGGCTCCTGCTACTGGAAGCGGTGCGGCGAGCTCCGCCGCCGTGGCCTGATCGAGTTCACCGACGAGAGCCGTGTCGGTGACGCCGGGGTCCGCCGGAAGGTCTCCCGGGTCGCTACCGCCGTCTGCCCGCCCGCCGCCCCGGCGACCCGCATCCCCGACCTGGACGGGGACGAGGCCGAGATGCTCCGCGAAGCCCACCGATGACCGTGGCTTGCGCGATCTGCACCGCGCACGCCCGCCCGGACCGGTGGGCGTGCACGGCGTGCCAGGTCCGCCTCGACACCCTGCTCGCCGACATCGGGGGCCTGCACGCCCGGCTCGACGCCGCACCCCGCGGAGGCGCCACCGCCTCCCGCGGGGCCCCCGGGTTCCGCTCCTCCCCGGCCGCGTCCCTCGACGTGGTCCTGCTGACCGACCCGCGTACCCGGATGTCGCCGGAGGACCGCTGGGCGGCAGCGACGATCAACGTGCTGTCCGGCTGGGGCTGCCACGGCTCCACCGTGGCCGCGCTGGTGCACGAGCTGCGGCAGCACCTCGACCGGCTCACCGGCTACGGCTGGGTGGACGAGCTGCATCGCGCCCTCGTCGACCACCACCGGGAGCTGCAGCGAGTGCACGGGGAGCTGGCGCCCTCGGTGTCCATCGGCCCGTGCCCGGTCTACGTGATCACCGAGGAGGACGACGACGCCTCCGAGGACGAGGTCGGCCGGGTGTGCCGGGGCCGCATCCGCGCGGAGGCCTGGGGCACCGTCGCGACCTGCAGCCGGTGCGGGTGCGTGTGGCGCGGCCGGGAGCAGTGGCACCGCCTCGGCGACACCCTCGGCCCGGCCGAGATGGACGCCGCGGAGCTGGCCCGCTACTTCGGCCACGACACCGCCTCCACGGTGCGGACGTGGGCCTCGCGGGACCGCTGGCCCCGCCGCCGCCGCAACGGCCGCACGCTCTACCGCCTGGATGCTGCCCTGCAGACCTGGGCGCGCCTGCACCCCGCGGAGGCCGCCGCCGCCCAGGCAGAGGTCGGCACCGGGTGACGGCGGGGGGACGGCCGGGGACGGTTGTCCACAGGCGGGGACGCGCGGGTAGCGCCGGTGACCTCCTGAGACGTACGGTTTCCTTGAATGGCCGTCCTGCGCTTCCTGACGGGTGGCGGAGGGCGCCGCAGGCCCCGCCCGGCCGGGAGACATGAACCCGCCCCGGGTTCCCCCGGGGCCTGCACCACCTCAGAACGCCGCCGCCCCCGCCCGGATCATCCGGACGGGGGCGGCTGGCATCCCGGGTCAGGCAGGCACGTCCTCCCCGGGCACGTTCCGCACCGTCGCGTAGTCACTGTTCGGCGCCAGGCGGATCACCAGGACCCGCTCGTCACCGGACTCGTCGACGTAGCGCAGGAGCCCGGTCTCGGCCGTGAGGTCCTGCACCCGGTCGATCGCCTGCAGGAGCGCGTCCAGGCGGGCGGCCTCGTGGCCGTCCTCCCCGGCCGGGATGATCACCCGCTCCACGTCCTCCTCGGACGGGCCGGTGATCAGCAGGAGGGTCGCGTCGAACTCGGCGTCGGCCTGCGGCAGCTTCGTGGTCATCGGGGCTCCTTCGTGCGGGTCGGTGGCTGACACCACGACCTTCGCTCGACCCCGCCACGACGTCAAGCGGCCCCGGACGCCTGTCCGGGGCCGCTTGATGGAGCTGGTGTCAGACCGTCGCCTCCGGGGCCGGAGCCACCACCGCCGCCACGCACTCGCCGAGGTCAGTGAGCACGAGCGCGCCGGTCACGCTGCGCTCCACGAGGCCCTTGCGGATCATCGCGTCCCGGGTCGGACGGGAGGAGCGCGGCGCGGCCCCCTGCGTCTCGACGGCGACGAGGATGGCCTCCTGCGCCGGGGACAAGTCGCGGCAGGCGTTGCGGATCTCGCGGGCGCTGGGCTTGGACATCGGGGCTCCTGTCGTGAGGTGGGGGTGGCGGGCCGGGGCCCGGGGGCGGGAGTGTGGTCCCGCCCCCGGGGCTACCGGTCAGAGACCGAGGCGCGTGGTGTGCTGGTAGGCCCAGACGAGGTCCTGCACCTGGTCGTCGTGCGGGTGCCCGCCGTCCGCGAGGGCCTTCGTGATCATCTCGTCCAGCTCCACCGCGGTGTGCTTGGCGGCCAGGTCCTCGCGGGTGGTGGTGTTCTGCATCGGGGGCTCCTTCGTGGTGCTCGGTGGCTGACAGGAACGACCATGTCTCGCCTGGCCACGGTCGTCAAGCGAGAGCGGACGGGCCGCCCGGCCGGGTGCCGGGCGGCCCCGCGGCTCACTCCGCGGCGTGCGCGAGGAACACGGAGCCCTGCAGTGCGATCCAGGCCGGGTCCATGCCCGCGTCGTCCTGCTCGTTGATCCAGGCGATGGCGTCCTTCCACCGGGCGGTGCGGCCCAGGGCCGGGCCCTCGGTCTGCACCCGGTAGATGATGTTGCAGGCCCGCGCGGTGCCCAGCTCCCCGTTCACGTCCGCGGTGAGGCTGCGGACGAAGTCGCTGCGGCGCTGGGCGGGGGTGGTGGTCACGTTCATCGGGGGCTCCTTCGTGGTGCGGTGGATGATGGCTCGACCATGTCTCGCCTGGCCACGACCGTCAAGCGCTGCTGGACGGGCGGCCGGTGCAGCCTGTGGCGCCCGGCCGGACGGCCGTAGAGCGCGGCGGCCCCGGAGGCGAGGACCTGCACCCCGGAGGCCACCTCCGCCGCGGTGCGGGCGACGACGGCGAGGACGAGGGCGACGAGCAGTAGCTCCATGATGTGGGCTCCTTCGGGTGCGTGTGTGGACGCACGGGCGGCCCGCCCCCCAGCTCCCCGGGGGGCGGGCCCGGGGCTCACTCCCCGGCCCGGACCTGCAGCTCGGCGACCTTGTCCTGCAGCGCGGCGTTCAGCGTCCGGCCGGAGCGCTCCGCGCGGCGAAGGCTCCGCAGGAGCACGCGGGCCTCGGCGACCGCGGCGACGCGCTCCCCGGTCTCGGTGAGCCCGTTCCGGTCCGCGAGGCGGCGCATCGAGAGCGCCTGCCGGGTACCGGCGTGCACGCGGTGCCAGGACCGGCCGCCGTCCTCCTGCAGCGCGAGGAGGTCCTTCTCCTGCGCGGGAGACAGGCGCTTCGCGGTGTGCACGTCGGCGGCGGCGGGGGCGGTGGTGGTGTTCTGCATCGGGGGGCTCCTTCGTGGGTGTGTGGTGGCTGACAGGAACGAGCTTCGCTCGGGCCGCGGACCCCGTCAAGCGTTACCGGACGGGCGTCCGGGCGGGCCTGTCGTCCCGGAGGCTGCCGACGAGGACCCGCACGGAGGCGACGACCATGAACACCCCGGCGACGCCCAGCGGGCCGGAGGCTCCGGCGAGGACCGCGGCTCCGGTCATCACGACCGCGTAGAGCGTGAGCAGGACCGCAGCGACCGCGCCGTAGCGGCGCGCACGGGGCAGCGGCAGCGGCGGGGCGCTCACTGGTTCCACCGGAACTGCGCCGGGGTGTCGGCGCCGACGCGGGCGGAGCCGAGCCACTCGCCCTTCGGCCCGGTGGCGGACACGGTCAGCGCGCGCTCGTCGCCCTCGTACTGCCGGACCGCCCGCTCCGCGGCGGGCAGGCTCGGGACCTGCATCTCGAAGGCGTGGGAGGCGGCATCGCCGGGGACGGTGTAGACGAACCGGAGAGTGATCATCGGGGGCTCCTGACCGGGTGGGCGGTGGCTGACACCAGCAACGTTCGCTCGTACCGGACGCCTCGTCAAGCTCCACCGGATGATGACTTCCGGGGCCTGCGAACCCCCGGAACGGCAGCGGCCCCGCCCCCGGGAGACGGGGCGGGGCCGGTACTGCCGGAGCGGGTCAGACCGCCAGGGCTGCGAACGCGGACCGCTTGGCCTCCTGCACCGCGTGCCGCTCGATCGCCCGGAACGCACGGGCGTCGGCGGCAGCGTCACCGTCGGAGCCCTGCACCGGGATCACGTGGTCGAAGTACTCCACGATGGCCTGGTACCCGGCCCACCGGGTGCCCTTGATCCGCTCCTGCGTCGGCGCGGTCAGGAGCCCGCGGATGGTGTCCATCTTCTCGATGTGGCGCCGCTTGACCGCCTCCGCCGCGTCCTTCTCCGGCGCGCCGAAGACCTTCGTGAGCGCGGCGTCGAACTTCTTGTCGGTCAGCGTCTCCTGGATCATCTTCTCCGCCTCGGCCTGGAACGCCTCCTGGTAGCCGAAGGTCAGGTCGAGGGCCTGCCGAACCTGCTCGATGTTCCGCTTCGCGTTCACCGTGTGCCGCACGGTGAAGATCTGCTTCGCGGAGCGCACCGCAGCGGCCTGGGTGTTCGCGCACACCACCCGCACGGGCGTGATCATGACCTGGAACCCGGTGCTGCCGTCGTGGCTGTTGCGGGCGGCCAGGTACATGTCGACCTGGTCCTCCCCGCCGACGAGCATGTGGTTCGGCAGCTTCATCGTGACGAACACCTGCCGCCCGCCCTTCAGGCTCCCGGCGGTCTCGAAGTGGGCTCCGCCCTCGTCGACCAGGGTGTTCAGGAACTCGGCGTGCTCCTCGTTCTGCACCGGCGTGTAGAGCGAGCCGACGACCCCGAGGACCTCCGGCTCGCCCGTCTTCGGGTGCGTACGCACGGAGGCGAAGGACCCGGGCACGTCCAGGACGGTCTCCCGCGCGGTCTCGCCCTCCCCGACGGTGACGGAGGTCGTCAGCGGCTCCTTGCGGACGTCCCAGCCTCCGAGCTGCGCGTGGGTCATGGCCTCCTCGGCGGTGAACTCCTGCGGGAGCACGGTGCCCAGGCGGTGCCAGGCGTGCTGGCGGGCGGAGACGAACGCCGCGGTGCCGTCGGTGTGGGTCTCGATCTCGTGTGCCATTCGGGGGCTCCTTCGGGTGATCCGCCCTGGTGGGCGGGGGGATTGCTGACACCAGCGAACGTAAGGCCACGCCGGACGACCGTCAACCTCCACCGGACAGGAGTTCGTACCCGTGATCCACGACCTGACGACGGAGCGCGTGCCCGTAGCCGAGCTGCGCACGTTCCACCGGAACCCGCGCCAGGGCGACGTGGCCGCCATCGCGACGAGCCTGCGGGTCAACGGGCAGTACCGGCCCATCGTGGTCAACCGCGGCACGCACACCGGCCGCGCGCAGGAGGTCCTCGCCGGGAACCACACCCTGATGGGTGCCCGGGACCTCGGCTGGGACGACATCGCCGTGTCCTACGTCGACGTGGACGACGACCAGGCGTCCCGCATCGTCGCCGCGGACAACCGCACCGCGGACCTCGGCGGCTACGACGACCGGCTCCTCGCCGAGCTCCTCGGGGACCTCGACGATCTCGACGGCACCGGCTACGACGCCGGGGACCTCGACGAGATCCTCGCCCGCCTGCAGGACGACCCCGATGGCGAGCCCGGCGGCGACGGAGACGACGACGATGACGATGACGAGCAGGACCGGCCGTCGCTCGCGGACCGCTTCCTCGTCCCGCCGTTCGACGTCCTGGATGCCCGGCAGGGCTGGTGGCGGCAGCGCAAGCGCGCCTGGCTGTCGCTCGGTATCCGCTCCGAGGAGGGGCGGGACGCGCTCTACACCGACGGGGAGCGCACCGGCGACGGCCTGATCTTCGGGTCCGCGTCGGGGGCGGACCCGGACTTCTACCGCAAGAAGTCCGCCGTGGAGGCCGCGCTCGGCCGCACCTTCGGCGCCGGGGAGTTCGAGACCAGCGAGCACTACGTGCCGCCGTCCTCGGCCGCCGTGCAGACCGGCACGTCCGTGTTCGACCCGGTGCTGTGCGAGCTGGTCTACCGCTGGTTCTCCCCGCAGGGCGGCACCGTCCTCGACCCCTTCGCCGGGGGCTCCGTGCGCGGCCTGGTCGCCGCGATGCTCGGGCGGGACTACCGCGGCAACGACCTCTCCGAGATCCAGGTCGCGGCGAACGCCCAGCAGGCCGAGGTGTTCGCCTCCCGCGACCTCATCGACCCGCAGCGGGTCACCTGGACCCAGGGCGACTCCCGGGAGTGGGCCCTCGGGCTCGAGCCCGCCTCCGTGGACCTCCTGTTCTCCTGCCCGCCGTACCTGTGGCTGGAGCGCTACGACAAGGACAACGCGGACGACCTGTCGAACATGAGCGCGGAGGACTTCGAGCACGCCTACACCGACGTGCTCGCCCGCTCCGCGGCAGCGCTCCGCGAGGACCGCTACGCCGTCCTCGTCGTCGGCGACGTGCGCGACTCCAAGGGCCGCCTGCACGACTTCCGGGGGATGACGATCCGAGCCGCGCACGCCGCCGGACTCACCCTCCACAACGGCGCCGTCCTGATCACCCCCGTCGGCAGCCTCGCGATGCGCGGCGGCAGGCAGTTCGAGGCCTCCCGCGTGATGGGCCGGAGCCACCAGGACGTGCTGGTGTTCGTCAAGGGCGACCGGCGGAAGGCCGCCGACGCCTGCGGCGACGTGACCACCGCGCTCCCGGACGATCTCGCGGCAGCGTTCGAGGACGCGCCCACCGTGGACGGAGACGGAGACCTCACCCCCGAGGTCCCGCCGGACTACACCCCCGAGGTGACGCCGGTGGAGACCCACGCCGGGGTGCTCGTGAAGCGTGACGACGCCTGGTCCGTCGGCGGAGCGTCCGGGGCGAAGGCCCGCACCATGTACCGGCTCGCGTCCGAGCGCGGCTCCCCGGGCATCATCACGGCCGGGGCCCGCCGGTCCCCGCAGATCGAGCGGGCCGCGCTCACCGCCCAGGCCCTCGGCATCCAGTGCCGGGTGCACGTACCCGCGGGGGCCGACACCGACGAGACCCGCACGTGCGAGCGCGCCGGGGCGGAGGTCGTCCGCCACCAGGCCGGGCGCCTGTCCGTGCTCAAGGCCCGGTACCGCACCGACGCCGAGCAGCACCCGAAGTGGCTCGCCGTCCCCTTCGGGATGGCGATGCAGGAGTACCGGGGCGACGTAGCGGCGCAGGCCGAGCACCTGCCCGCCATCGAGGGCCGCCTCGTCGTCCCCTGCGGCTCCGGCACGACCCTCGTCGGCATCCTGCAGGGCCTCGGCCCGGAGCACGCCGACACCGAGATCCTCGCCGTCCAGATCGGGCACGACCCCACCGGCACCCTCGACGAGCTCGCCGACGGCTGGCGGGACCGCGTCACCCTCGTCGAAGCCCCGGAGGCGTTCGACGACGACGCCCCCCGCACCAGGCTCGGCGACCTCCGGCTCGACCCCATGTACGAGGCGAAGTGCCTGCCCCACCTCCACGAGGGAGACCTCCTCTGGTGCGTCGGCAGGCGCACCAGCGCCACCTGACCCGCCCGGAGCGGGAACACGCCGCACCGCCCCGGAGGCACGCGGCACGGAGGTGAACAGTGGCCGCACGGCCCACACCACGCACCAAGCGCGGACAGGCCGACACACCGGCCACCACCAGCCGAAAGACCACCAAGGCGAAGCCCACCCCGACGGAGGGGGGCGCACGTTCGGGCCCGGGCACGCGCGAGGCTCCGCGGAAGGTCACCGAGTCGGAGCGCAGGCGGATGCGGGCCCGCGCCGCGGACGGGGCCTCCGTGCGGGACATCGCGCAGGAGTTCGGGCGGTCGACGGCGACGGTGTCCGGGGTGTGCTCGGACCTCATGGCCGACCGCCGGGAGCGCACCGCGGCAGCGTCGGAGACCCGGTCGGTGGAGGCCGCGGAGAAGCGGCAGAAGCTCCTCGACCGCCTCCTGGACGCGTCCGGCGGTGCGCTGGCGCGGTGGGCGCGCGTCGGGCACGACGATCACCAGGGCGCGGCGCAGGAGGCCCGCTCACTGTCAGCCGTGATCTCGGCCTACTCCCGGCTCGATGACCGGCACGCCCGCGCGCAGGGCTCCGGCGGGCAGGCCGAGGTCGATGTGTTCCTGCAGCACCTCGCCGGGGGCGCGGTCGCGCCGGAGTACCTGCCCGACGAGGGCGACGACGACGGGGTGCCGGAGTGATCAAGAAGCTCGCGGGGAAGCAGGCCGCGTCGGTCGCGTACGCCTGCGCCCGCATCAACCTCTGGGAGGGCTCGGTCCGGTCCTCCAAGACCGTGTCGTCGCTTGTGGCCTGGCTGCAGTTCGTGCGCCAGGCCCCGCGCGGGGACCTCCTGATGGCGGGGCGCAGCGAGCGCACGCTGCGCCGGAACGTGATCAACCCGCTGGTGGACTGGCTCGGCGAGGCCCGCTGCCGCTACGTCGCCGGAACCGGCGAGCTATGGCTCCTCGGACGGCGGGTGTACGTCGCCGGAGCCAACGACGAATCCAGCCAGGAGCGCATCCGCGGGCTCACCCTGGTGGGCGCCTACGTCGACGAGGCCAGCACGGTGCCGGAGTCGTTCTGGACGATGCTGGTGTCCCGCCTGTCGGTGGAGGGCGCCCGCCTGTTCGGGACGACGAACCCGGACGCCCCCGCGCACTGGCTGAAGAAGCGGTGGCTCGACCGGGCGTCTCTGCACCTGCCCGGGGACGGCCCGGCACGGCTCCGGCCCTGCACCGCGTGCGGCCGGAAGGCCTGCCCCGTCGGGGACCACGACGACGACGAGCGCCTGGACCTGCACCGCTACAGCTTCCGCCTGCACGACAACCCGCACCTGCCCCGCTCCTACGTGCGCGCCGTGTCCCGCGAGTACGTCGGCCTCTGGTACCGGCGCTTCATCCTCGGGGAGTGGGTCGTCGCCGAGGGCGCGGTCTACGACATGTTCGACCCCGCCCGCCACGTCGTCTCCGCGCTGCCGGAGGGGGAGTGGATCGCGCAGGACCTCGGCACCGGCGTCGACTACGGCACCCGGAACCCGTTCGCCGCGGTCCGGCTCACCCTCACCAACAAGGGGCGGCTCTACGTGCCGGGGGAGTGGGGGCACGACCCCGCCTCGGCGCGGCGCCAGCTCACCGACGCGGACTACTCCCGCGAGCTACGCCGCTGGCTGGGGAAGCGCCCGCCCGGCTGGGTGTGCGTCGACCCGTCCGCCGCGTCGTTCAAGCTGCAGCTCTACCGCGACGGCGTCCCGTCGATCACCGACGCGGACAACGCCGTCGTGGACGGCATCCGCACCGTCGCGTCCCTGCTGGGCACCGACCGGCTCGTCCTGCACTCCTCGGCCGCCGGGCTCCTCGACGAGCTACCCGGCTACTCCTGGGACGACAAGGCAGCCGGGCGTGGGGAGGACCGGCCCGTGAAGGTCGCCGACCACTTCTGCGACGCGCTGCGCTACGCCGTCGCGACCACCGAACCCCTGTGGCTGCCACACCTGGTGCCAGCCGCGGCGTGACCTGCACCCAACCGACAGGAGCACCATGCGTAAGTCCCTGATGACCCTGCCCGCGACCGCCGCCGCCCTCGCGCTGGCAGCACCGGCAGGCATCGCCTCCGCGCAGGAGGACGAGCAGGAGCAGGGCCTCGGCCAGTCCGCGAGCGCGCTCTGCGGCGTCGCCGAGCTGACCCTGACCAACGACACCGACGGCGACTACACCTGGCACGCCCGCATCGGCGCGAACTCCGGGGACGGCGACATCGCCACGGAGGACTTCACCGTCCCGGCCGGGGAGACCATCACCGTGCCCGTGCGGCTGGACGAGGACTCCTACGGCGGCAGCGCCTTCGTGTCGTTCGGGACCGTCGAGGGGCCGGAGCGCGATCTCTACCTCGGCTTCGAGGCGATCGCGGTCGACACGGACTGCCAGCCCCCGCAGGAGGACGGCAGCGACGACGCCGGGCAGGACGACGGCGACCAGGGCGACGGCGGGCAGGACAACGGCTCCGGCGGCGAGGGCGGCTCCGGTGACGGCGGCCAGGACGACGCCGACAACGGCGGCGACGGCACCGACCCGGACGCGGTCCGCCCCGGCGGTAGCTACCCCGTCGGCGGCGTCGAGACCGGTGGCGGCCCCGCCTGATGATCCGCCGCATCGCGTGCCTGCTCGCGCTCCTGCTCGCCCTCACGGCGTGCGGGAGCGCGAGCGGTGCCGCACGACAGGATCCCCAGCCCGCGACGCCCGACACGGCGTCCGCGGCCCCGACCGCGGTGACGATCCCCGCGATCGGCGCACACTCCGACCTCGTCCCGACCGGGATCAACCCGGACGGCACCGTGGAGGTCCCCCCGGACACCGAGCCGATGCAGGCGTCCTGGCTGGACCGCTGGCCCCGCCCGGGTGACGCCCCCGGCCCGGCCGTGATCCTCGGCCACGTCGACGGACAGATCGACGGGCAGCGCGGCCAGCCCGGGATCTTCCACCGCCTGCACGAGCTGCAGGAGGGCGACCGCATCACCGTCGCCCGGGACCGGGCACCGCCCGCCGCCTTCACCGTCACCGCCGTCGAGCGCGTCTCCAAGGCCGCGTTCCCCGCCGAGCGGGTCTACGACCCCACCGGCGGCGCCGAGCTACGGCTGATCACGTGCGGCGGGGTGTTCGACCAGGGCGCGGGCTCCTACACCGACAACGTGATCGTCTACGCCGAGCAGGAGTGAACCGATGCCGCTGCCCCCCGAGAACGCACCGTGGCCGCCGCGGGCACACGCGAAGGCCTACCGCGACTTCGACGTGTGGGACGCCTGGTACTCCGGTGACCTCGACCGGCTCTACGACGTCTACGCCCCCGGGCGCGGGCAGCGCCCGGACGACCGGCGCACCGACCGGCCGGTGTACGACACCCGGGCGCAGCGCTCCGACGGTGTCATCGGCCAGCTCTCCCGCTGGTTCCTCGGGGCCCCGCCCCGCGCCGGGGAGCGCGTCACGAAGCTCCACATCCCGGCCGCCGCGGACCTCGCGACGACGTGGTCCGACCTGCTGTTCGCGCAGGCCCCCACCGTCACCTCGGAGGACCCGGACACCGCGGACCGTCTCGACGAGCTGTTCGACGAGGACGTGTGGGTGCAGCTCCACGAGGCCGCCGCGGTGCAGGGCGCCCTCGGCGGGGTGTTCGTCACGGTCGGCTTCGACCGGCGCGCGGACGCGACCCGCCCCCTGCTGTTCGTCAACCACCCGGACCATGCGATCCCGCGGTTCGCGGGGCGGCGGCTCGCGGAGGTCACCTTCCACACGGAGCTGCGCCACGAGGACGGGAAGATCCTCCGGCACCTGGAGCACCACGAGGCGGGCCGGGTGCAGCACGCGCTCTACCTCGGCACCTCCGAGCACCTCGGCCGGGTCGTGCCGATCACGGAAGCTCCCGAGCTGGAGTACCTGATCGAGGACCTCGACCCGGAGGACGGGCAGAGCATCCCGACGGGGCTCCCGCGCATCGACACGGTCTACGTGAAGTTCCGGCCGACGAAGCGGTGGCGCCGCGATGCCGCGCTGCGCCGCATGGGCGCCTCGCTGTTCGACGGCGTGGAGGGCGCGATGGACGCCCTCGACGAGACCTACAGCTCCTGGATGCGTGACATCCGGCTCGCGAAGGCCCGCCTCCTGGTGCCCGCCTCCTACCTGGACAACCACGGCCCGGGGCAGGGCGCGTCGTTCGACCAGGACCGGGAGATCTTCACGACGGTCAACAGTCTGTCCAAGGAGGCCATGACGATCACACCGTCGCAGTTCGCGATCCGCTTCGCCGAGCACCAGGGCACCGCGCAGGAAATCCGGGAGGAGATCGTCACCGGCGCCGGGTTCTCCGCGCAGACCTTCGGCCTGAAGGGCGAGTCGGCGGCGATGACCGCGGCGGAGTCCTGGGCGCGGGAACGCAAGACCCACTACACCCGCGGCGGCGGCATCCGGCACTGGACCCTCGGTATCCGGGACCTCGCCGAGCTGATGTTGCTGGTGGACCGGGAGGAGTTCGGCGGGACCGCGCCGGTCGAGGAGGCCCGCGTGGAGTTCCCGCCCCTGGTGGCTGACCAGCCGAAGGACCGGGCGGAGACCGGTCTCGCGCTGCGCAACGCGAAGGCCGCCTCCACCTACTCGCTGGTGAAGATCCAGCACCCGGAGTGGGAGGAAGACCAGGTGCGCCGCGAGGTCCTGATGATCGAGCGGATGGAGGCCGCGGAGCTGGACTCCATGCTCGACGACCCGCTCGACGAGATCGACGCAGCGCTGGCGGCGATGACGAACCGGCAGACCGTCCCCCCGGGCATGGAGGACGACGACGAGGAGGGGGACGTCCCGCCGCCCCCGCCTCCGGGCCGGTGACCCGTGGCGAGCCCCGATAGGGCCGCCCGGGAGGTCGGGCGCCTCTACGCCTCCGTCGAGCGCGAGCTACTCGTGCGGATGGCGTCCCGCCTCGGGCAGGGCCTCGACCGGGAGGACTGGGCGGAGCGCAAGCGCTCGGAGATCAACGCGGTGCGGCGGGACGCGGACCGGATCATTGGCGCGCTCAACCGGTCCTCCGCGCTGCAGGACGCCGTCACCGGGGCCGGGGAAACCGGGTCCCGCACCGCGGCGTCCCAGCTCCGGGAGCTGGGCGTACGCGCCACCTCCGGCCGCCTCGACGTCGCCGCGATCGAGCGGCTCGCCGACGAGCTCGCCGGGACCGTCCGCCCCGCACACCTCGCGATCTCCCGGACGATCGAGGACACCTACCGGCGCGTGATCTCCTCCGCCTCCTCCTCGCTGATCTCCGGGGTGGGGAACCGCCGCGACGCCGCCCAGCGGGCGCTGTGGGACTTCGCCGACGCCGGTATCCGCGGCTTCACCGACCGCGCCGGGCGGCGCTGGGACCTCGCCTCCTACGCGGAGATGGCGACCCGCTCCGCGTCGGCCCGCGCCGCAGTGGAGGGGCACCGGGCGCGGCTGCAGGACTCCGGCATCGACCTGGTGCAGGTCTCCGCGGAGCCGCAGTCGTGCGACCTGTGCGCGCCGTGGGAGGGCGCGGTCCTGACCCTCGACGGGTCCGGCACCGGCGGCGGCACCGTCGACATGGAGCACGCCACCCGGGACGGAGAGACCGTGTCCGTACCGGTGGACGGCTCCCTCGACGAGGCCCGCGACGCCGGGCTGTTCCACCCGAACTGCACGCACGCCACCGCGGCGCACCTGCCCGGGGTGTCCCGCCCCCCGCAGCCCTTCCCGAACCGGGAGCAGGGCGCCGCGGACCGGGACCGCCTCCGCGCACTGGAACGCCGCACACGCCGCTGGAAACAGCGGGAGGCCGCCGCCCTCGACGAGGCCGGGCGGGAACGGGCCCGGCAGGGCGTACGGGACGCCCAGGGCGACATCCGGTCCCACGTGGCCGGGACGACGGCGAAGCGGCGCCGGGAGCGGGAGCAGATCACCCGCGCCCGTTAGCCCGCCTGCGCGTCGAGGTCGGCGCACACCTGGGAGAACTCGTCGAGCGCCCGCGCCCACTGTGCGGACGGCGCGTCCCCGGCGGCGACGAGCGCGGCGGACGCGCCTGCCATGCCGTCCGCGTCACTGTCCCCACCTTGGGTGGCCGCCTCCACGAACGAGGTGCGCTGCGCCGGGGGGAGCGCGACGGCGATCCCGGCTCCGCCGGTGTCCTGCACCGCGACGCCGACCTCGCGGCACGCCTCGTAGCCGGGCTCGTCGTTCGCGGTGCCCTCCCAGGGCGCCGATGAACACCCGGCCGCGGTGAGCGCTATGGCGGCGGCTGCGACTGCTGTCCGAATCGTCCGGTGCGACATGACGCCGGACCGTACACCGGCGCCGGACACCCGATCCCCTCGCCCAGGAGGCGAGGTCAACACCGCGTGGCCCCGGAGGCTGCGCAGACCAGGGAGACACACTGATGGGCAAGAACAGCCTGAACGCCCGCCTGCTGGCCATGATGGACGCGGCGGGTGTCCGGTTTGTAGAGTCCGGAGACGACGGTGGTGGTGGCAGCGGCTCGGACCGCGGCGACGACACCGGCGGGCAGGACGGCGCCGAAGGCGGCGGTGAGGGCGGCTCGGACCGCGACGACACCGACGACGACGGCGACGAGGGTGACGACGAGGTCGAGTTCGACGCTCTCCCGAAGCGCACCCAGCGCGAGATCAAGAAGCTGCGCCGCGAGGGGCAGCGGAAGGCGGACGAGGCCCGCACGGCGCGCCAGGAGCGCGACGCGGCCCGCGACACCGCCCAGAAGATCTCCAAGCTCGTCAACGGCGAGTCCGACGACGACGCGGACCCGGACAAGTTGACGGACAAGGTCACGAAGCTGACCGACGAGAACCGCACCCTGCGCGTAGAGCGCGCCGCGGAGCGGGCCATCCGGAAGCACAACGGAGACGTAGACGCCGTCCTCGACTCCCGGTCCTTCGCCGACCGGCTGTCCAAGCTCGACCCGGCCGACGACGGTTTCGGCGACGCCCTGGACGGGCTCGCGAAGGAAACCGTGGAGTCGGCGGACCGCTACAAGGCCGCCACCCCGAAGCGCGGGGGCTCCGGCTCCGGTGAGCACGGGGGCCGCAAGACCGACGAGCGGCCGAAGTCCCTCCGTGACGCCTACGGCGCGCGGAACAAGCGCAACCGATAGGAGGGGTCCAGTGCAGATCATCCACGAGTGGCGGGTCTACGACTCGCGCACCGGCGAAGCCTCTGTATCGAACGTCATCTTTTCCAACTTCGAGGACGCGCTGGCGCGCTGCGCCGAGCTGAACGAGTCCTCCGCGACCTACCGAGTCGAACCGTCTCTCCGGGCTGTTCTCGACTCGGACGACAACTAAGGAGCCGATCATGGCGATCACTCTCGCCGAGGCGCAGACCAACACCCAGGACGACATCGACTTCGCGATCATCGACGAGCTGCGCCGGTACTCGTGGCTGCTCGACCAGGTCACCTGGGATGACGTCGTGAACCCCTCCGGCGGCGGCGCGACGCTGACCTACGGCTACACCCGGCTGATCGCACCGCGTGGTGCCTCGTGGCGCCCGTACAACGAGAACTACACCGCGGACGCGGCGACCCGGCAGCGCTTCACTGTGGACCTGTCGCCGCTGGGCGGCACCTACCAGCTGGACCGGGTGCTCGCGCACCTCGGGCCGCGCGCCACCGACGAGATGGCGTTCCAGGTGTCCGAGCTGCTGACCGGCGTCCGGATGAAGTTCTCCGAGGAGATCATCCGCGGCGACGTGTCCAACAACCCGGACATGGACGCCGAGGACTCCGGCGCGGGCTCCGCGGGCTTCGACGGCCTCGACGTGTCGCTCGCCGGGACCGTCACCGAGCTGGGCGCCGACGAGACCCCCGGCGAGGGCGATGCGTCCGGCTCGGACTGGACCGCCGTCAACTCGGACCAGGACGCCTTCGACGCGATCGAGCGCCTGGAGGAGATGCTGTCGCTGCTCAACGGGCAGCCGGGCGCGATCATGACCAACCGTCACGGCATGATCAAGCTGTCCTCGATCGGCCGCCGGGCCGGGTACCTCACGGAGTCCGAGGACGCGATGGGCCGCCGGATCACCACGTTCGCGGGCATCCCGATCGTGGACCTGGGCGACACCAACGACTCCGCGGGCAGCGCCGAGCCGATCATCCCGACCGAGGGCCGGACCATCGGTGACGACACCGAGGAGACCTCCGGCGTCACCGACATCTACGCGGTGCGGTTCGGGATGAACGCCTTCCACGGCGTCTCGGTCGCCGGTCCGCTCGTCCGGCAGTGGGAGCCGGACTGGGACACCTCCGGCGCGGTCAAGACCGGTGAGGTCGAGATGGGACCGGTCGCGATGGTCCTGAAGAACACCCGCACCGCGGGCGTCCTGCGGAACGTCAAGGTCCGCTGATGGCGCGCGTGTCCGCGGCCCGCCCGATCTCGCGGCGGGTCGCGGGCGTGCTGTTCCGCGACGGGGAGGCCGAGACCGAGGACCCCGGGGCGCTGGCGTACTTCCGCCGCCGCCCCGGCTACACGGTCGAGGCCGCCGCCCCGCCGAAGAAGCGGCGCGCCCGGAAGCCGAAGCAGGAGCAGGCAGCGCAGGACCCGGCCCCGGATACGTCCGACGAGGGCTCGGACGGGCTCGACGAGTTCCTGCCGGATCACGAGGAGGCGGAGGCATGACCGTCTACCGGAACAAGGCCGGGCAGCGCGTGCGCCCGGTGCCGGGCTCGAAGGAGCACCGGCGCCTGAAGGCGTCGAAGGGCTGGACGGAGGACCGGAACACGGACCCGCCGAAGACGGAGTCGACCTCCTCCGGCAGCGCGGAGGCGCCGAAGCAGGAGCAGGTCGAGAAGGGACCGGAGAAGCCCGCGGAGGGTGAGCGCCGGACCGCGACGGCCCGGGGCACCGCGAAGATCCGGACGGGGGGTGGCTCGAAGTGAGCTACAACGAGCGGGGCCTGAACGCTGCCGTGGACGGGGTGACCGGGCTCGGCGAGTACCTGGCGCCGTGCACCGGCGACCCGGGTACGGACGGGTCGAACATCGACGAGGACGTCACTCCGCTCGCCGCGAACTGGGCGGGTGCGTCCGACGGCTCCGCGGACTCGGAGCAGGTGGGCTGGGACATCCCGGAGGCGGACCTCGGTACGTCCCGGGACTACTCCCACTTCGCAGTGATCACCGAGCCGGACGGCGAGGGCGCCTACGACTACGTGTGCGGAGGCGAGCTGGACCAGACGGAGTCGTTCTCCGACAACGGCGGCACGCTCAACTTCACCGGCACGATCACGGCGGAGGACGCCCCCGCCTGACCGTCTGTCCGCCCGCTCCGCTGCTCCCCGGCGGAGCGGGCGGGCCCACTTTATCCCCCGATTGGACGTCTCTAAATGGCTGCGGAGGCCGTCTATTTCATGGTGTATCCGGGGCTCCCCGGTCAAGCGCCGGAGGAGGAATTTGGGTTCTCGATCAGCGGCGAGGCGAAAGACTTCGTCGTAGAGCACCTGAACGCGGTCATCGCGGACTCTGGCCGTGAACGTGACCGTCGCCCGGAGCAGGACCCGCGCTCGGACCTCGACCTGACGGTCGAAGGCGCGCTGGCCTTGGCGGACCTGGATAGCTCCGCACGCGGTGACGTTCTGACTTATGTCAACGCGGTCAGAAACCAGTCGGCGAATAATGTGGCAGTCGAGATTTGGCCGACCGAATACTGAGCCTCGTAATCCGAGGCGCCTAAATACGGGGGGCCGCCGTGGCTACACAGACCTTCTACCTGTCCAGCGAGCCCGCCGACACGGACCCGAGCATCACCGGCTGGTGGGACGACGCCGACTCCACCGGAGTATCGGCGCTGCGGTTCGCACCGGCAGGCGACAACACGGGCCACACCGCGACAGCCTCGGCGGGCGGCAACGATGTCCTCCTGCACCGCTGGGTCTCCCCCGAGATCACGACTGCGGGCACGCTCGAAGCATCCGGCGTCGTCGCCGACCTGATCTCCGCGATCCGCTCCGATGCGGGCGGCACGGAGACCTCGTGGGGCATCCGGGTCATCGACTCGGACGGCGACGACCGCGGCACGTTCCTGGCCGCGACCTCCGGGGGCAGTGAGTGGGAGCAGTCCCTCACCGGGAAGGCCGAGGACACCCCGGACTTCGTCGCCTCCTCGGTCGACGTGGAACCCGGCGACCGCGTGGTCATCGAGTACGGGTTCCGGCCGACGGACTCGGGCACCGAGGGGGAGGTGCGCACGGGCGGCACCGGCGGCACCGACCTCGCCGACGGTGACACCGGCTCCGACGCGACGACCCGGCCGGGCAGCGTCACCTTCACCGGGGCGGACAGCTCCGACCTGTGGGACGGCGCTACTGACCCCGACCCGGGCGAGCCCGCGGACCTCATGGTCATCGCGACCACGAGCGCAGGGTCCGACACCGAGACGACGATCGAGGTGGACACCCCGTCGGGGCTGCAGGACGGGGACGTCCTGCTCGGCGTGCACTTCTACACCTACAACGCCACGCAGGACCACGGCCCCGCCTCCGGGTTCACCGAGGACTACTTCGACGACAGCATCTCGGGCAGCGACGACACCTCCCCGGTCCTGGTGATCTACAGCCGCGAGGTCACCGACGCCGGGAGCGAGCCGGGCTCCTACACGTTCGACGCCGCCAGCGACGGCAACAACGTGATCTTCCTCGTTGCGGTGCGCGGAGCGGACGCCTCCGACCTGTACGCGGACGGCCTGGAGGCGGAGGGCACCCCGAACGCCACCGGGCACGAGCTACCGGCCCGGACACTGTCCGAGGACGGCAGCCTCTACCTCGGGTTCTTCGGATCGCAGGCATACACCGAGGACGCCGACACGAACTGGGCCGCCCCGCCCGAGATGGACGAGGCCGGGCAGTTCTCGGAGATCTTCAATAACGGGCTCGTCGCCTACGAGGTGCGGGGCTCCGGCGAGGTCGGGGCCCGGGAGGCGACGGTCTCGTCCTCCGAGTCCGCGGGCAAGGTCGGGTCCCTCGCGCTGCGGGCCGGGACCGGCAGCGGGGAACCCCCGCCGGACACCGCCGCGGAGCGCTACGGCTGGGGCGAGCCGCTGCCCGCCTCCGACGAGTTCGACTACACCGGGCCGCCGGACCCCGCCAAGTGGGGCGTCTACGACGGCGAGGGGCACGACGGCAACGGCGTCCGCGACCCGGACCAGGTCACCGTCGCCGACGGGTACCTCCGCATCGAGGGCACGGAGGACGGGGCCTCCGGCGGGCTCGCGGCCTCCTTCAACCAGCAGTACGGGCGGTGGGAGTGCCGCGCTCGCTTCGAGTCCCTCGCCTCCGGCGGGGAGTCCTACCACCCGGTGCTGATCGTCTGGCCCGAGTCGGAGGAGTGGCCCGAGGACGGCGAGTACGATTGGCTGGAGATCGAGGACGTCGATACCGACCAGATCCAGGCGTACCTGCACTATCCGCACCCGCCCGGCCCGATCGAGCAGGAGTACGTCACCGGCCCGGACGGCATCGACTTCACGGAGTGGCACAACTTCGCGTTCGAGTGGGTCGAGGGCAGCCTGCGGGGCTTCCTCGACGGCGAGGAGTGGTTCTCCCTCGACGGGTCGATGACCTCGTCGAACGGGCGGCGGCTGGACTCCATGCCGTCCGGGCACCTCACGATCCAGCTCGACAACTTCACCGGCTCGTCGGGGCTGCAGCCTGCGACGTTCGATGTGGAGTGGGCGCGGGTCTACAGCACCGACGACTCGTCGGAGGTCCGGTCCGCCTCCGGCGCGGCCCCCGCCGAGCTCGGCGCCACCGGCACCGGCAGCAAGGCGGCGGATACCGCGGGCGCGGCCTCCGCCGTCCTGGGCGCCTCCGGCACCGCGTCGCGTACTGCGACCGCGTCCGGCACGGCCCGGATGCGGCTCGCCGCGGAGGGCTCCGGCCGCGCGGAGCGCACCGGCACCGGTACCGCTCCGGCCGCGCTCACGGCCGCGGGCGCCGGGGGCAAGACCGCGGACACCGCCGGGGACGCCGCGGTCCGGCTCGGCACCTCGGGTACCGCGACCGGAGTGCCGATCAACGCCCGCGCGGGTACGGCGGCGGCTGCCCTGGACGCCTCCGGGTCCGGACGGAAGGTCGCGTCCGCGTCCGGCACCGCCCGGATGGGCCTGGCCGGGTCCGGCACCGGCGTGAAGGACGCGGCGGGCACCGGCACCGTCCCGGCGCTGGCGCTGGGGGAGGCCGCGGACTCCGACCGCACGGCGGACGGCACCGGGCAGGCCCCGCCCGCCCGCCTCGCCACGGCGGGAAGCACGGACGGGCGCACCGCGGACCGGGTGTCCGGCACCGTCCCCGCCTACCTGTCCGCGGACGGCACGGGGACGCGGGAGACGGACACTCACGGCGCCCTGAGCGCGCTCCTGCGGGCCGCGGGCATCAGTGCGGGCCTCCGGGCCGCGGAGGGCTCGGCCGGGCCGCTGGCACTCACCGCGGCCGGTACCGGCACCCGCACCGCGACCGCGTCCGGCACCGCCCGGATGCGGCTCACCGCGGCCGGGATCGCGTCCGGCTCCGGCGGGGTCGCGATCCGCTACGGCACCGCGGACCCGCTCGGCCTCGCTGCCACCGGCACGGGCCGGAAGGTCGCGACGACGACGGGCCGGGTCTCCGGGCTCGCCCTCGCCGCCGGTGCGGCCCCGCTCCGGCCCGGCCGGGGGTCGGTCACCTCCGGGGCCCGCAGTCCGGTCTCGGTCTCCGCCGGGGACCGGCCGGTCTCGATCACCGAGCGCGGCTCGGGCCTACGGGTCCGGGCTGCCAACGCATGAGAGGGGGCGCCGATGCGCACCGTGTGGGACGAGGGCGCCACGGCCGACCTCCGGGTCGAGATCGACGGCGCCGGGCAGAACACCCAGGTCGAGGTCGTGCTGCACGACCCGGACGGGGCGGAGACCAGCCCGCAGGCCAGCCCGAACACCGACCGGGACGAGTGGACGGTCATGCCGGTCCTCGACGCCCCGGGCGTCTGGTGGCTCGTCGCGGAGGTCACCGGGGCCGGGGCTGGGGTGAAGCGCTACCGGCTGCGGGTCCGCCCCTCCGGTCCGGTGGAGCCCACCGGCAGGGTGTACGCCACGTCGGGGGACCTCGCCCGCTACCTGCAGGATGCCCCGCCGGTCGACGCCGACCGCGTGCTGGCCCGCGCCTCGGAGCTGGTCGAGGATCTCGCGGTCGCCGCGGTCTACGCCGTGGACGATGAGGGCTACCCGACGCACGAGGGCACCCGGGCAGCACTGCGGGACGCGACGGTCGCGCAGGCCGCGTTCATGGCCGCCGGGCGCGGCTCGGAGTACGGCACCGGCGGGGACTACAACCAGGTGTCCATCGGGTCGGTGTCGCTGGCCGGACGCGGGGAGGCCACCACCGGCCCGGTCTCCGCTGACGGCATCCCGATCGCGCCCGGCGCCCTCGGGGCGCTGCGCCGCTACGCCCTCGCCCCCGGGCACCCGTGGGTGAACGGCTGATGGGCGCGATCCCCGGCTACCTCCTCGGACACACGGTCGGCCTGCGTCGCTTCACCGGGCACGGCTCGACCGGCCCGACGCACGGCGCCCGCGAGGAGCACCCGGCGTTCGTGGACGCGCACACGCGCAACGTGCGCGCGCGCGACGGCGAGCAGCGGGTCTCGTCGACCACGGTCTACCTGCCCATCGACACCGAGGCGGGCCTGCGGGACCTCCTCGACCACGACGGCCGCGAGCTGCGCGTCATCGACGTGAAGGTCCGTGACGGCGGCGGGCTCCCGACCCCCGACCACGTCGAGATCATCTGCGAGTAGGAGGTCCTGCGATGGCGCAGAGCGTCAGCGTCGAATGGAACGGGGACCGGGCACGGGCCGCCGGGCAGGAGGGATGCGCGACGGGCAGCCTGCACGCCGCCGAGTACCTCCTGTCGGTGTCCCAGCCGCTGGTCCCGCACGAGGAGGGCACGCTCGAACGGTCCGGGCGGGCGACCGCCGACGGGGACGGGAGCGCCGCGGTCTCCTACGACACCGAGTACGCGGTCCGCCAGCACGAGGAGCTCGGCTGGCAGCACCCGCTCAAGGGCCAGGCCAAGTACCTGGAGGAGCCCTTCCTCGCGGAGCAGACCACGATGCAGGAACTCATCGCGGCGGCGATCCGCCGGGTCCTGTCGTGACCTGGTTGGACGGCCTCGCGGAGCACCTGCCGTCGCTCCCGGGGGCCGGGGAGCTGGTGTGGCGGGACCCGGACACCGGGGGCGGCTATGCGGAGTCCGAGTGGGGTGTGGTCACCGGCCCGGTGCCGGACCATCCGCCGCGCGTGGTCGGGGTGACCGGCTACGGCGGCACGGACTCTGACTCCCGGCTGCCGTATGACGAGCCGTCCGTCCAGCTCCGGGTGCGGGGCACCGCCGACGAGCGGGTGTCCCGGCGGCTGGCCCAGGCGCTCTACGACGCCCTGCACGGGGCCGGGCCGCTCGTGCTGCCGGACGGCACGCGGGTGCAGCTCGTCCGCGGGCGGCAGGGCGGACCACTGACCCTCGGCCTGGACCCCGGAGGCAGGCACGAGCACACCGTCAACCTGGCGGTGGAGATCAACAAGTCGACGGAGCACCGTCCGTAAGGAGGCACGATGCCTGGCACGAAGCTCAACGCCCGGGACCTGATCGTCGAGGTCGAGGACCCGGACACCGAGGACGACTGGACCGAGATCGACGGGATCAACTCCGCCACGGTCAACAAGGCCGAGAACGAGGAGATCACCGACACCACGACGTTCGCGTCCGACGGGGACTACGAGCACGAGATCATGCAGCGCGGCCGGTCCCTGGCCCTGGTCGGCTTCTACTACGACGACGAGGGGGACCGGGACCCCGGCCAGCTCCTCGTCGAGCAGATGGCCGACCGGAAGGCGTCCGAGTCCCTCGGGCGGGTCCGGATGCGCTACCCCTCATGGGAGGACTGGGTCATCTGGACGGCCACGTTCTCCGAGGGTGAGCAGGGCGGCGGCAACAACGACAAGACCTCGTTCAACGCGACGATCCGCCGGTCCGGCCCGTCCGACTCCGAGCCGGTCGAGCCCGCGTGAGCGGGGGGCAGACCGGGGGGCCTGCCGCCTCGCAAGAGGAGATCGCGGACCTGGAGGCGCGGCTCGCCGAGCTACGCTCCCAGCCCTCCGCGGCGGAGCAGGCCCGCCAGGACAAGCGGGACAGGTACGCGCGGCAGCGTGAGCAGGCCGAGGCCGCGGAGACCGCGGACTTCGACGCCTACCGGGCGTTGCAGGCACCGACGACGCTCGGGGTGAAGATCCGGGGCCGGGTGTTTCACCTGCCGAAGCAGGCGCCGCTGTCGTTCACGCTGGAGACCGAGCGGCAGAAGTCCGGCTCCGGCCGGATGACGACCGAGGATCTCCGGCGGATGGTGACGATGCTGTTCGGGCCGCAGGCCCTGGACCACATCGTCGAGTCCGGCTACGACCACGACGACCTCGGCATCCTGATCATGTACGCGTCGGCGAACCTCGGGTCACCCGTGGAGCGGGTCTCCTTCGCGGAGGCCGAGCGCTTCTACCGGGAGAACGAGGAGCGGCTGCGCTCGGGAAAAGCCCCGGCCGGGCCGCGGCCCGGGGAGGCGCCGAACCGGGCGGCACGGAGGCGCGGGAAGCGGAAGCGTGGCGGTCAGTCATCCGCCACTGGACGCTGATCATCGCGGACTTCCGTCGGGAGTACCGGATCACCCGGGACGAGCTGTGGCAGCTCGGAACGCAGGACTTCGTGTGGCTCCTCGTGGGCCTGTCGGACCGCGCCCGGTTCCGCCGCGTCGCCTCCGAGGAGCCACAGGAGTTGAGTGAGGCCGCTGCCCGGCGCGCGCTGGGGGGCGGCGAATAAGGGAGAGGTGGCGCCGGTGGAGATCGGCACGCTTGTCGCGTTCCTGAAGGCGGACAGCTCGGAGTTCGACTCCACGCTGGACTCCGCGGGCGCGAAGATGTCCAGCACCGGCGATCAGGTCGGCTCGTCGTCCGGGTCGATGGCCGACAAGGTCGACCGGAACTTCGGGAAGATCACCACCGCGGGGGTGGCGGCCGGGGGAGCCCTCGAAGGGTTCGCCCGGTCCCAGGCCCCGCTCACCGAGGGCCTCGGGCGTGTCGCGCAGTCGACCGGCATCGCCCAGGACGAGCTGCGCGGGCTCGCGAAGGAGACCTCCAACGTCACCTTCCCCCTCGACGAGGCCATCGGCCTCATGGAGATGGGCGCCCAGCAGGGTCTCGAATCGGCGGACGCGCTGCAGCAGTACGCCACGTTCTGGGACACCGTCGGTGACGCGACGGGGGAGAACTCCCAGCAGCTCGCGAAGGCCGGGGTCGGCCTGCGCGCCGTCGGGGTCGCCGCCGGGGACGAGCAGGAGGCCCTCGCCGCCTTCGGCTACGTCACCGAGTCGACCTCCGGCAACGTCAACGACCTCCTGAAGTTCCTGGAGCGCACCGGGCCCCAGCTCCAGGAGATGGGCATGGACGTTAACGACTCCGCGGCCATGCTCGGCGTGCTGGAGAACGAGTTCGGCATGACCGGCCGCACGGCCCGCTCGGAGTTCCGGAAGGCGGTCAACGACTCCGACGGCGACATGAACAAGATGCTCGACACCCTCGGGGTCTCGCAGGAGCAGCTCGCCACCTACCGCGGGGAGGTCGAGTCGAGCGGGGGCGCGATCCAGGGGCTCGCCGACAACCACGCGGAGTCCTACACCTGGATCGAGAAGCTCAAGCACGGTGTCGACGAGGCGCTGTTCTCCCTCGGCGGCTACGGCGACGCCGCCGCCGCCCTCGCGCTCCCGCTGATGGCGCTGGGCCCGATCTCCAAGGCGGTCGTGACCGCGTTCCGGCTGATGGGCAACGGAGCGCTGGTCAACGGCGCGAAGATGGCCGCCGGGTGGATCATGGCGATGGGCCCGATCGGCTGGGTGATCGCCGCCGTCGTCGGCCTGGTCGCCTTGATCATCGCGAACTGGGACACCGTCAAGTCCTGGACGATCGCGGCCTGGGACGCCGTGTCCGGCGCGGTAGCGGACGGTATCGACTGGGCGGCGCAGAAGGTCGATCAGGGCGTCGCCCTGGCCCGCGGAGCGCTGATGTGGTTCCAGGCGCTGCCCGGGCTCGCGCTCGCCTGGTTCGGCGGGCTCGCCGCCGCCGCCGGAGCGAAGATCAACGAGGCTGTCGGGTTCGTCGGTTCACTGCCCGGCCGGGCGCTGTCCGCGCTCGGGAACCTCGGCGGCTTCCTCGTCGGCGCCGGGCACAGCCTGATCATGGGCTTCTGGAACGGCATCCGGAACGCCTTCGCGTGGGTGAAGGGGCAGGTCTCCAATCTGCTCGGCAGCCTGCGGAACCTCCTGCCGTTCTCCCCTGCGAAGGAGGGGCCGTTCTCCGGGGCGGGCTACACCGACCGCTCCGGTAAGGCGCTCATGCAGGACTTCGCCAAGGGCATCACCTCCGAGGAGGGCCACGTCGTCGGCGCCCTCGAATCGACCCTTGGTGCAGGCCAGAAGCGACTGCGCGGCGCGAAGATCGGCGGCCGGGTCCGGGGCGGGGACGGTGCGGACGCCGAGGCGATGTACGCCGCGGTGCGGGACGCCCTCGACGGCTCCCGGATGTCGATCGACGGTCGGGGCACCGCCCGGCTGGTCAACCGCCGGAACCGCTCGGACCGCCGCCGCGGCGGCGGCCTCGCCCCGGCGATGCGATGATCAAGGAGGCCCCCCGTGGGCAGCGCTGACCCGTTCCTGCTCGGCACCGCCGGGCGCATGATCCCCATGCCGTCGCCGGTCGCGGACGGGTTCGACGCCCCGTACGGGCGCACGTCCGCGGAGCACCGGTCGCTGACCGGGGCGACGACGATCGACGCGCTCGGGGTGCACCGCGAGTGGGCCTTCGAGTTCGCCTACCGGCACCGCGGGGAGTCCGCCCGGCTCATCGCCCGCTGGACCTCCCCGATCACCTCGGCCCCGCTCCGGCTGATCGACCCGATCACGCCGAACCGGCTCTCGCTCGACGCCGCCTCCTGCGGGGGCACGTCCGGCACCGCGGACGCCGCGGAGGCCGACACGGGCCAGGTCCGGAGGGTCCTGCGCGGCGACGAGATGCCCGACGAGGTCGCCGGGCTCCTCGACGGCATCTACCGCTGGGAGTTCGGCTCCGGGGCTGGTGAGCTTCTGCTCGACCCCGCCGACCGGGTCCCGATCATCGAGGGGGAGGACCTCGAGTTCCGGGTGTGGGCGCGCGGTAACACTGCCGTGCGCCCGTTCACCCGCTACTACCTCGACAGCGGCTCGGACATCGACAACACCGGCTCGGAGACCGAGCTGGACCCGGACGACTGGACCGTGCTGACGAGCACCGGGCAGGTCGTGGAGGGCGAGATCCTGGCCGCCCCCGGGGTCAAGTCCGAGTCCGGCGGCTCGGACCGGTGGGTGGAGCTGGCCGCCCCGCTGGTGACGCTCGACCCGGACGACGACGGGGAGTGGACCCCCGGCGGCGGCGGCCCCGTCGTCGTGCTCGTCGGCTTCGAGCACGGCTACCAGCGGTTCGGACGCCGCGAGATGACCCTGACCGTGCGGGAGGCGTGATGATCGAACCGGACGGCAGCGAGGAGCGGGAGGCGTTCGAGGCTGCGGTCACGTCCCGCCTGCGCCGCCCCCTGGTGCGCCTGCGCGCGGACTGGGGCCGCGACGGCGACTACGCACACCCGGTCTCGGACCTGTCCGACTGGGTGGAGGAGATCGAGGTCGAGCGGTCCCGCACCTCGGAGCTTCCCGCCGAGGTCGGTCTGATCGACGGCTACACCTCGGCGGAGGCGACGGCGACGCTGAAGGGCCGGGACCGCGACGGCCGCCACGCGGTCGACGAGCTGTCCCCGTGGAACGAGGCGGCCGAGCTGTACGGCACGCCGATGGTCACGGCGGACCTGCAGGTCGACTTGGGCCTCGCCACCGCGGCAGGCCCGGTCCTGCTCCGGCAGTTCACCGGCCCGATCCGGTCGGTGACCGCGGACTACCAGAAGCGCACCGTCGAGGTTTCCGCGCTGGACCCGGCGGAGAACCTGCGGGCGATCGTGACGCTCCCGGCCGGGTCGATGACGCGGGCGACGTACGAGCTGCAGCGGCGCCGCTACCCGTGGACGACGAACTCCCAGTGGGCGCTGGACTACGTCCTGCGCCGCAACGGGGTCTACGCCTCCCCGCCGCCACCGTCCACCGGCGAGGTGATCTTCGCGGCGACCCTGCATGGCTCCCACGTCGCCGAGACTGCCGCGCAGACCTTCGCGCCGCGGTCCGGGCGGCTCCTGCCGTCCTACTCCGGCTCGTACTACCGGGTGGAGCACGAGGACGGCGGGGCGCACCCGCACGGGATGCTCGCCCCCATGGGGGTCTACGACCCCGACCGGTCCCCGTCCTGTCAGTACATCTCGATGGGCCAGCTCTACCTGTCCGGGCAGGGCTCCGGGTTCGGGGTCTCGATCCTCGCGGTCCTCGGCGAGACCTCCGAGGACCTCGGCGGCAACGCCGACGAGCGGATCATGCTCGTGCTGCCGCAGGACGACGGCGACACCTACTGGTGGGAGCTTCGGGCCCGCGCGGACGGCGGTATCGCGCTCCTGCTCATCGCGGGCGGCTCCACGGAGCGCACCTGGTCGCTCGACGGGCAGACGCTCGGGGAGCGGGGCTGGCAGCACGCTTCATGGCACGTGGAGTTCACCGCCTCCAACCAGTGCACGGTGCGCCTGCAGGTCCGCGACCAGATCTACACCTGGGGCGACCAGTCGGTGACGCCGATGCCGCTGACCGGGCTTCGGGCGGCGACGCGGGTGAGCCTGTACCAGCCGATCCCGTTGACCAACGCCTACGTGTGGCTCGCGGCCGAGCCCCCGTCCGGCGGGGCCTGGCCGAACGCCGACCACGAGTCGGAGGCCGACCTCGACGTGGGCCTGAACGAGCTGACCTCGCTACCGGAGGTGCAGGCCGCGGAGTCCTGGACGCTCCTGCAGGAGATCACCGCGGCCGAGTACGGCCTGTTCGGCTTCGACGAGGACGGGCGCCCGTACTTCGTGTCCCGCGAGACCCTCGCCGACACCACGGGCGACCCGGTGCGCGAGCTACGGACCACGGCGTCGATCAAGGAGCTGGCCTCCGAGGTCAACGCGGACACGATCCGCAACAGCATCGTGTGGCGGGCGCAGCCTGCCTGGCTGGACTCCAACCTCGACACCGTGGTCCAGGCCGAGGAGCAGCGGGAGTTCCAGGTCATCCCCGGAGTGACGGTCTTCGAGATCCCGCTGGACTCCAACGTCGTCCTCGGCGATGGCGTCAACACGGTGCCGCACTGGGACGCGGAGTTCTGGGACGAGAACGAGTCCGACATCATCCACGGCTTCGCCGCGCAGCGCAACGCCGGAGGCGCCGACGTGGACGCCTACGCCGACCCGCCGCTGATGGAGCTGTACTGGGAGCGCACCGGCCCCCAGGTCGGCCGCCTCACCGTGATCAACAACGCGAACGAGCGCGTGAACCTGGCGTGCGCGGAGAACGACGAGCCCGCGCTGAAGCTCGGCGGGCAGGTGATCAAGCCCGGGGTGGAGACCGTCGGCGAGGTCGCCCGCCCGGGCAGCATCGCGATCCACGGCCAGCGCGGCTTCGAGATGGACGAGTCCCCGTGGCGGCAGTTGATCCCACCGCAGACCCGCGTCGCCGGATCGCTCATCGCGACGCTGGCCAACGCCGTCCCGGTCATCGAGGACGTCCCCGTCGTCGGCGATCCCCGCCTGGAGATCGGCGACCCGGTGCGGATCACCGACCGGGACCAGCTCACCGTGCGCGCGACGGTGGCGCGCACCAACCACGGCGCGTCGCGCAGCGACGGCCTGTACTCCACGGTCTCGGTCCGGCCGCTCGCCCCTCCCGGCTTCGGGATCTTGGACGACGACCGGCGCGGCCTGCTGGACGACACGATGATCCTCGCCCCCCGAACTGTTAGGAGGTGTGCGGTGGCTGAACGGATGCCGCGCTTCGACCCGCTCACCGTGCTCGGCGCGGACGACGTGAACGCCCTGTCCGCGGGCATCGAGGCCAACATCGGCGCCGAAGTCGGCGACGGCATCGGCGAGGTCACGGTGCCGGAGGACGCGAAGATCCTCGCGAAGGTGTTCTACGCGGACCGGCCGTCGAACAACGCCGGGTACGTCGACATCGAGTGGCCGGGAGACAACTTCGACGGGGTGCTCGCCTGCATCCCCCAGCTCTACGGGGCCGGAGTGCTCGGCCGGGAGCTGCAGGTCAACTCGGCCGGGGCCTCCGGGGCGTCGCTCCGGCTGTTCAACCCCGCCGACGGCGGCTCCTGGGACGCCGACCGGTCGTCGGTGACCTTCACCTGCCTGGTGATCGGCTGGCGGGAGTTCGAGTGATCGGCGACATCAAGGACCTGTCCGAGCTGCTCGGGCTCGGCGCCGGTGCGGTCGTGCTCCTGCTCGCCGCCGCCGCCGGGATCTTCCTCTGGCGCTGGGGCGGGCCCCGCCTGCGCCGCCTCGGACACCTCGTCGATGACCTCGCCGGGGAACCGGAGCGCCCGGGTGTGGCCCGCCGCCCCGGGGTGATGGAGCGCCTGCAGGAGATGGAGCAGCGCACCGGGGAGCTGGTGCGCAACTCCGGATCGTCGATGAAGGACTCCCTCGACCGCATGGAGACCCGCTCCGCCCGGCACGACGCCCGCATGGAGGCCCTCGACAGGCGCCTGCACCGCATCGAGACCCGGCTCTGCCCGGGAGAAGGGGGACACTGACGTGGAGATCATCAGCAGGCCGCTGTGGGGGGCCCGGCACCCGCGCGGGTTCGGCCCCGCTCCGCTGCCCGCCCGCGAGCTGTACCTGCACCACTCCGTCACGATCGCGCCGGACCTCGTCCCGCCCTTCGACGACGACGACGCTGCCGTCCGGGTCCTGGAGGACATCGGGCAGGGCCGCTTCCGCGGAGGGATCTCGTACACCTTCGCCGTCACCCCGGTCGGGCGGGTCTACGAGGGGCACGGCATCGACCGGGAGGGTGCGCACACCGGGGGCCGCAACAGCGTCGCCCGCGCGATCTGCCTGGTCGGCGACTACGAGGCGGACCGGCCGCCGGAGTCGATGTTGGACGCCGTCGCCGAGCTCGTCGCGCACGGGCACGCGCAGGGCTGGTGGCCGGGCCAGCTCACGGGCGGGCACCGGGACGCCCCGGGCGCCTCGACGGCCTGCCCCGGGGTGCACGCCTACAACGCCATCGGCGAGATCAACCGCCGGGCGCAGGAGATCACGACGAACGGAGGACCCATGAGCTGGGACGGACCCCCCATCCCCGACTGGTACCGAGAGGGCCTGCCGCCGCTGCCGAACCCGGCCGTCGCGCTGGGCTGGGCGACCGCGCACGCCGCGCACGCCCGGGACCGTGCGATCGAGGCGCGCACCCACTCGATCGAGGCCCGCGAGGAGGCCCGGGAGGCGAACCGCCGGATCGGGCAGGTCCTCGACCGCCTCGATGTCATCGCCGAGATCCTGGAGAGGAAGTCCTGATGAGTGACTACCTGGTGTCCGTGCTCCGCACGGCGGTGCCCGCGCTGTGGGGCTCCGCCGTCGCCTGGCTGGCCGGGGTGAACCTCCTGCCCGCCGATCTGATCGAGCAGGCGGAGGGCTTCGCCGTCGTCCTCGTCGCGGTCGTGGTCGCGCTGTACTACGCCGCGGTGCGGGCGGCCGAGCCGCACCTGCCGGGCTGGCTCGCCGCCGTGCTGATCGGCTCCGGGAAGGGCGGGCCGCAGTACCAGGCCGCCGGAGCCTCCCCGGGCCGGGACTCCGCCCCGGAGACCTACCCGGCCGACTGACGCCCCCGGTGCTGCCGCCCGGGGGCGCGTGTCCCCCGACCGGCCTCCGGGCCGGTGCGCGCCACTGCGGCGGCAACG